TGAAAATCATACATGTCAAAAGGAACTAATCCTTTATCCAATGAAACGATTTGAATATAATTAGCAATAAAATATACAGGATCTTTAGCACACTTTAAATATTCAGCAACCTCCTCTTGAGAAAACTCCTGTGTTACATTAGATTTCTTAAGATTAGGATTACCTAGATATTGTTCTTGTATTGCAGACATTATTTTGTCTCTTCTATTGCTTCTTTAATAACAGTTTTTAATTGTCTTAATTTCTTCTTACCTAGACCAGCTCGTGTATCTATCTTGACTTTCAACCAATACACAAAGGCAAGTACCAATATAAATTGAATA